AGATGGGTCTGTAAAGCGCACAGATGGCAAAAATGTGGTTATCTACGCCGCAAAAACAAATCGCTTTCTTGAACGCTTCGCCGTCCTTGTAACTGCCAAAGAAAGAGAAGCCTGTGCAAAGTTGTGTGATGAATTGTCTGACAAGCACACATGGGAAGGGTGCTATGCAGATGAATGCGCTCAAGCCATTAGAGCCAGAGGAGAACAAGCATGACACAAGAAGCACTGAAGCTGGCCGAGGACTATGCGCATATGCGGGCAATATGGTACGTAGAAAGTCTGTATGGAACATCTGCAAGTCACACAGAATTAAGAGAAAAAGTAATGCTTGGGGCACACCAAGCACTAAAAGAAGCCTTGGCGCAGACGCAAGAGCCTGTGGCGTTGGAAACCTTGCTTAAATGGGATGACGACATTGACCCAATTGGTGAAGTTGTTGGCTTCATTGAGGGTAGCCCCTACATCATGGTAAAAGTGCATAAAGGAAAACAAGTAAGCCTCGATGACGACTTGTATGCCACCCCGCCACAGCGCCCGTGGGTTGGTCTGACTGATGAGGAGATTGCACAGGGCTGGAAAGAATCTTGGGTAACTGAACAGGCGTGGCAGTCAGCAGTGTGGTGGGCAGAAGACAAACTCAAGGAACGCAATACTTGAAATCCGCAAGACTGCCGCGAGTCATTGATCTGCTTCAGCGCACAGCCTGCACAGCGCCAGAGCTGGCGGCCAAGGTGTACTGCACCGAGAGGTCAGCGCAGCAGATGATCAACCGTCTGCGAGTCGCTGGCACGGTCCACATTCAGGAGTGGCGCAGATCGGGCAGAGTGCTGGTGGCGGTGTACCGCTATGGCATCGGCACTGATGCCGTCAAACCGCCACCACTGACAGCAGTGGAGAGGTTGCGTAGGTTCAGAGAGCGCGAGTCACTTGACGATAAGGCTTTCCGCTTGGCGCGTGAAAGAGGGAAAAGGTTAAAGCCGAGGCGCGATCCGCTGGTGGCTGCACTGTTTGGAGAGAGATGATGGAAAACAAAGAGAGAAGAGCCAGGATTGAATACTGGGAAAATGACGGCGAATTTATTCGCGTTTCATATACCCAAGAAGATGGGCAAAGAGTTACCGCCTCATTTCATCGAATGGGATGGAGAAAGCCTCCATACCAAGTCCTTAAAAAAGTGATGAACGCTCTTCGGTTGGGTCCGAGGGCTGCAATAGGCCGTATCCAAAGTTCGGTGAAGTAGCAGGGAAAGCAGCGCCTGACGCTAATGCAGCAGGCACTGCTAACAATCCCTTCTTGCGTACAAAATCCAAAAGGTTCATCAAGTCTTCGCGAGTTTGGTAGCCTCTTGTTTCAGAGGTTTTTTTGTAAATATCAAACAAATCACCAGCTGGCGCCATTGCGCCTTGACTTAATTTAGCCTGATCTGTTGGCGATAACTTATTGAAGTACTCCATCCATTTTTGTGTGACGGCGCCAGAGCCTTGTGGCTGCGTCCATGCGCTTGAGTAATCAATATAGTCACTGACATTTCGCGTTGGCACATAATCAGTCGCGCCCAAAGCATTTTGCAATTGATAAATTTCTGACTCAGGCAATGCCTTTGGCCCAAAATTTATTGCAGCAACACCTTTACCGTAGTCCACCAAAGGTATTTCATCACCGGCCATGCGATAGGCTGCTCTGATATTTTCTTCGCCAACCTTTTTCTGCAATGGGAAGAATGCGCTTTCGCCTTTAGCAAATGGGATTTGGGCATTCCATGTTGATGCATTCTGGCCTGTGAACATTCCTCTGGTGGCTGCCGCGGCTGATAATCTATCAGCAATATTTTGCGGTATGCCAGGATTTCTTACCGGCGCTGTGACAGGGAATTCAGAAAGGCTTGCAAAGCCAGGCTGAGTTTCTAATGCGTATGGCGCCAGCGTAGGTGCTTTGAGTCCGGTTTCTGATCTTGGACCAGCGAATGGAATACCGCCTGGTGGCTGATATGCGCCTTGCATACCTCTTGTTTTCAATGGCTGCAATCCCAACGCACTTTGCAAAATGTCTCTTCCTTGTACATCTTGAAACGCTGATGCTGCTCTTGAAGAAAAATTCGCTCTTGATCCTTGCGGCAGATCAATTAACTCTTCCATAAAGCCAGTGCCTCGGCCAGGAATCATTTCATACGGTTCAGCAGCAAAAGCAGATTTCAAATCGCTTGGATCTTTAGGCAGGCTGAATACTTTGCCGCGAGACTCCATTTGTCTAAACCCTTGGAGGTCTTCAAGTCTTCTTGCCAGTGAATCAATGTCTCTTTGCTCTGACATAGACAACTGAACATTTGACGGCTGCCATTGATAAGGTTTCAAACCAGATAATTGCTGGCCGTATCCGGCTTCACGCAAAATATTTTGATAGTTACCTTGATTCAATAATGTAGAAAAGTCTGGTGTTCCTCGAATCAATTCAGGAGTCAATAATCCCTTGTCGAGTATTTCTCTGGCACGCAATCCCATGGAGGTCTGGCCTTCCATCAATGGCATTGCAAGTGACCACATTGTCTCTTGGCCTTCAGAGGGGAACATATTAGCCTGCTGTGCGCCTTGTCTCAATCGTGCGCTGGTGGCTATGTAGCCTGGTGTTAAGCCAGGGTCACCCCTTGCAATTTGCAATGCTGTTGGCGAACCACTGAACAGGTTTTGATTAACACCAAGTGCATTCGCCATCCAAGCATCATTGGTGACCTTGTAAACATCATCAGCAAGGTTTCTATAGAACGAATCTACCTTTGGTCCAGACAGAGTTACTTTTGCAGGATCATTAGCAGATAGTGATCTGATGGCATTGTTTTGCCACGCCTCAAGGACCGACTCTTCGCCCTTTGTACCGCTGACGCTGCGCCCCATAATCTCTTTAATTGCTCTTGCGTCTGTTGGTCTGCCGGCAGCCGTCCAGTTTTTCCAAGTGTTTAATGTGTTTAGCAGATTCATTTCAACGCTTGTTTGCGGAGATAACGCTGCAAGCAATGATGCAAATCGAGGTGCATCATCCGCGCCAAATACATCAATGATGGCCTGAGTAGATGCACGATACCAACCCTGCTTCGGAGCGCCAGCTTTAGCCATTGAGGCCATCTCTTTTGATGATGGCAATATGTCAAGCAGCTTGCTGATCTCTTTTACAGATTCTTCATTTGTAATAACCTTTTGCACTTCCTGACCGGTCATAAACTGAGATGCTTTTGCAAAGTCAGGATATTTTTGTTTCAGCTTTTCAAAGGTTTCTTTTTCATCGCTTGAAAGCATTTTCTTTTGTTGACGCACAAGCTCTTTGCTTGTTTGGCCACGCACTGGCGCCACCTGTGGGCGTAATGCGCCAGTTAAATTAGCGGCCTGACTCATTGATGGCGCCGGTGGCACTGCGAATGATGGTTGCGGAATAAATTGTTCAAGCAAACCGCCTGGGCGTTGTCCCATACTGGCGGCGCCAATCTCTTGTTTAACTACATTAGCACCTTTGCCAAGTAATTTGTTTATGCCAAGAAACTCCATTGCTGGAGCGACATTAAGTAATGCGCCAATTGGATATGTTGACTCAGCAGCTTGCAATACTTGCTGTCTTTTCGGATCGAATACGCTGAACTGGTTAGCAACTTCATATGGGTTTTCTTGCAACAATCCACTAAATGCGCCATATGTCCTTGGGTCTGGCAAATCCTGCACATTACGCTTTGCAGCCAATGCTCTAGACTTTGCGCCTTGGCGCTGGATATTGGGATTGATAAAACCTTGAGTTGCCATGATTTATTGTCCTTGCGTTGCGCCAATGGTAGTGCCATATCCGAGTTGAATTGCTTTCTCGCGGAGTGATTTTGCCAGCGGCTCGACTTTGGTGATGTTCGCCTTTGCCATCATCATGGCGGCCAACTTAGGGTCAAGCATTGCCTGCACCAGCAACTGCTGAATCTGCTCATCAGGCAGCTTGTACAGGAAATCCAAAGGCCGAGTCATTGTTCGCAGTGTGGTGTTGGTAGCCATGGACTCGCTGAACACTCGACCGATCAGGTTGCCCATGCTCATGTTCTTAAATGTGTCCGAGCCTGGCGCTCTCACGCCTGGCGCAGTCGCAGCCATGCCACGGTTGATCTCGTCAATGATGTTGTCTAAGCGCGTCTGCGCTGGGATAGACAGCTTGAGATCAAGTTCATCTGCCTTGTTTGCCAGCTGACGGCGCAAACTACCAGCGGCCAAGACAGGCTCACCTGTCATCAGGTTTGGTTGGCCAGTAGTGACTCTGCGCTCAATCTCTTGCAGCATCTTCATCTGATCAATCGGGCCGGACATCTTGGAGAACTTGTCCATGTAGGCTCTGAAGCCTGGCGCTGATGCGTCAATCACATCATCAACAGCCTTAATTATGTCCTTCAGTTGACCTTTCGCAAGGCGCAGGCTTGGGTTTTCTTGGTTGTATTTACCTTGAACTGCGTCAGCCAAGTCCTTGCGAACCTCATACAAAGACATTGGCGTTTTTCCCTTTGCCACGCGCTCAGTCGCCCACTTCATAGCACTCTCAACATCCATACGCACGCCAACAGGGCTTGCCATGACATTGTCAATGGCCTTGTTGACCACCAGAGTGACACCTGTCTGGAATGTCACAGGATCAACTGTGACGGCGGCAAAGGCTTCCTCACGCATTGGCTGTGTCACTTCAGTGCGCTTTTTCTCTGCCGCAGCCACAGAGCCAGGCTTGCCGGAGAGCTTGCGGAAACCTTCAAGCAAAGCCTGCTGATTGGCAGACAGTCGGCTTGGAAATGCGCCAGTTTGATCCAATGCTCTGATGGCAGTCTCTGCCGAGGCCAAGCCAGGATCGAACGCTGTGGCGGCAGTAGTGGGTTGCACGCCTGGCACAAGTGGCTCGGCTCTGCTCAAGTTCAACTGTGCTCGCGTTGGGTCTGTCGCCAAACGATTCAGCAAGCCACCGACAATGGTTTCTCTACCGGCTTGCGTGAATGGTTGCACCATTGATACTGGAGCCGCCAAAGCGCGTTGTGTGGCTGGCAGGCTTGGACCGCTAGGTGCAGCCATACCCGCCAGCATCGCACCGCCCAATTGCAGAGATGGTGGCGCACCACCCTCGCGCAGTGAACCGGCTGCCGCTGATGATGCAGTAGCTGCCGCCGCCTGTGCGCGTGGGTTGGTAGCCAGCATCTTCAGGAATTCTTGCGCCGTCATTGATGTGACTGATGGCAGTACTTGATTGGCAAGATTGGCTGCACCGCCAACACCATAGCCAGCAGTGCTGATGTCTTGCACGACACGCTCTTGCGCTGTCTGTGGCTCTGGGAAACCCATCGCTGACAGTGTTCTTGGCACTGCCTGAGTCATCGTTGGCAGTGTTGATCCAGTGGCAAGGTTGTACAAGTTGACGGCAGGGTCAACCACCAAAGGCAGCATACCGCCAGCCGTTAATACAGACTGCGCCATGGGGCGTACTGATAGACCGGCTTGGCGTGTCAACTCGCTAGTCTTTGGCAGTGACATACCAAAGAAAGAGTCATCTGCCTCAGTGTTCATCATTGCCGCAGGTGCTGACAAATTCTGAATCGCCTGAATGATTTGCTCATCAGACATGGTGCTTGGAAAAGCAACAGGTCCAATATTTGGTACTTCAACAATTTTGTCAGCCATGATTGATTATTCCTCTACATACCGCACGACACCAGTTTTCGGGTCTGTTACAAGTCTGCCTACCTTTTGTTTTGCTGCACCAGCCGGTGGCTTTCTGACAATTGATGGCAAAGTGGCTGGTGCGCCCAAAGCGGTATCAAGATTCTTGAATCCATACTGGCTTCCAAAACCCTTGTATTCATCACGCTTTTGGTTGTAAGCCTGACCAGCAGCCGCGTAAAGCTCTGCCGACAATTGCTTGAAGTCATCGCGTTGTGTGGGTGTAAGTTTCTGTCCAGATGCCCACAAACTGAAATAATTTTGCAGTCGGTCTAATCTTCCAGATGCCGCCATAGCAATGGCAAGTTCAGTCTCACGAACGACAGAGCCAGGATCAAGCAACTTCATAACCTTGGTTGCGCCAGCAACATCACCAATTGGTGTGCCTTGATCAAGTGCTGTAATCACCTGACCATACGCGGTCTTCATGTCGTTGTAGTCTTTGTAGATAGGCTCTGCTTTAAATGCTTTGCTTAACGACATTTCATTCTCAAAACCCTTTTGACCGCCTGTCATGTCAAGAGTATTGACAACCTTTGGCGCAATCTGCTGACGGTACTGACCAACATTAGCAATACCAACCTGACCTGTACCCGCCAATGGTTGTCCAGTAATGTATTCAACAGCACGAATATCTTGTGACTGTGGCTCGTATGGCATTACGCCTGTGGCGATTTTTCTATCACCCTTCTTGTTGTACTGCACCATTTGGATTTGACCGTTAACCACTTGAGGCTGTGGCGCACCAAACTCTTCAGCACCCAAATCAGCAGGCTCAATTGATGCCGGAATTGGACCTTGCTTTGTCATGTAATAGTATTTGCCATCAGCACCCTTGAATGCTTGGCCTGTGATCTCTGGTGGCTGTGCCAGCTTCAAGAGTTCTGCTCTGCCCTCTTTGGGAGTCATGCGTGCCAATATGCTTCTTTGCATTGGATTCAAAGCAGGCATACCGCCAGTTGTTGCAGTACCGGCCGGCATAGGCTGACCAATCATTGCAGCGCGTTGCGGTGTAGGACCGGCTTGTAAACCGCCAACAGACAACGCTTGCTCTGGTGTCATTGCCGCACCAGCAGTTGGCATTTGAGCAAACATATTTGAATATGCTTCTTGATCAGCAACTTGACGCTTGTACTCATCCAACTTCTGCTTGGTCATCAATTGATTGATGGCATTAGTCTGTGCGCCTTGATAGCCAGCAGTGCCAGCCTCATACGCACTGCCGAGTGCTTCGCCAAGTCCAATAGGTCTTGTGGTGTAGCCACTGTTCTTCAGCAGCGACATGGCCGCACTCATCAGTGCCTGAGACTGCATCTGCTTTTGCTGCTCCCTTGTCAGGTACTCGTTCAATCCTGAGTCAGCACCGCCAAACAGTAAGCCGCCAAGGTTTGATGCAAACGATGGAGGGGCGATATTTGATTTTGGCACTTGGAAGTCGGAGTAAGGCACTGCCGCTGGATTGGCAAGGTTTCTAATCCTTGTTGGCTCGGCATAATTCTGAGCCAACATCTGTTTGAATTCTTCATCGGTCATATATCACCTCATCCAAGTAAGCCGCCACTGCGTACACCGTACATCTTCAACAGTTCTTCATAGTTCTGATTGCTGCCCATGGGCAATTGCGGCATTTCCATTTGCGGCATTGGCGCTTGTTGCTCTGGTTTGCCCATAAGCCCACCCAAGGCTTGCATTGCGCCAAGTGCAGTTTGCATATTCATGCCGCCAGCAGGCATCTGACCAAACGATGATGGTGGCATCATGCCTGTGCCGGTTGCTGAATCAGCATATGTATTTCTTGGCATGGTCATACCAAGATTCATGCTTGGCTGACCGCCATACAAGTCCATGCCTTGACCCATTGGCGGCATACGCATACCACCTGCGGCATTGCCACTGCCAAATAAGTTCGTTAAGTAGTTCATCCAAATGCTCCAAGAACACCACCGGCAAGAGCGCCCCATGGTCCAAACTGTGCGCCAGCCGCAGCACCGCCAAGTGCGCCAGTCAAAACATTTCTACTTGTTGGCTGACTTGATGTCGATCCAAGATTGGCGGGTTGTGCGCTCATTGCGGCCTGCTGAATAGCCAGACGCTGCAATGGCAAATTGCGCTGTGCATCCAAGCCCAACTGTGCAAACTGTTGGCGAGTCAATCCAAGATTCATGGCGTTTTGATAGCCACGCATATTCATCTCACGCGCTTCCTGAGCCAATCGTGCAGCTTGGCCAAAGCCAGCAGAACGCAACTGCCCAGCGGTGCGTGCTGCTTCGCGTAATGCCGCCTCATTGGTCAAAGCCTCTTGAACGCCATAACGCGAACCACCAAAGGCTTTGGCGGCGGTGGCTCTGCTTGCATCTTGCAATGCTTGCATTTGGCGTGAACGCTCAATGTCTTGTAGTGACTGCTGAACAACTTCAGACTCATAAGGGTTTTGGAACGCTTGAATATCTTCAGCGCCAAAGGGTTTCATGCTGGCCTCGTAAAGCGCAGCCTCGCCAGCCTCATAGCGTGGATCAAAACCAGCAAATTGCTGTGGGCCAAGACCTTGAGCCGTTTGACGCGCTAAATCCAAGTTCTGCTGATACGCTTGCATTGCATAAGGATTGATCGTAGTTGTTTGCGTTTCGGTTTTTGGTTTTCCACCCTTAGACATAAGTCACCCCTATAAGTCTTTGCACATCACGAACCACTTTGGCTCGTATCCCCTGTCTCTTAAAAATGATCTCTCCCAACCCTTACGGCCAGCGAGAGACACTCGGCTGCAACCTTCATTCTTCCCCCACGATTCGATGATAGGTTGCATCAATCGGAGTTCATCTAGGTCGCCGCCAGCAAGGAAAAAATGCAAATCCTTTAACTGCGGGTAGACAATGATCTCTGTCACTATTACTGATTCAAGACCTGGCCAAAACTGGAAATGACCCTGCCTGATGCCTTCAGCAATATCCTCAACACTGTGACTGCCTCCAGAGTATTCTAGTGCCGCCGCCACATGATGGCGCAGTCTCTCAAACTCTTTCCAATCAATCAACGCTTGCCTGCCGCCACCGCGTCAACTCTGGTCACGCCAACGCGCCAATCCTCCAACACAGCACCGGTGTACCGAATCTTTACTTGACGGCCTGAAAACCTTGCATCTGTGGGCTGTGACGCTGGATATGGGCCGTGTGTCGTTTCCGCTGATGTCGGATACATCCGAGACTTGAAACTGATCTGCACCTCGCCAAGCGTCATCTCGTCAGGAATCACCTGACGCACCGACATGATGTTCTCTCCGACACCAATCTCATACGGTCCAGACTCAGCATAGACCGAGCCTGAGTCATAGTCATAGCCAACTTCGTGCTCATAGATATAGCCTGATGCGTCCACCATGATGGGATTGAGGTACACGCCACGGTCAACGCCAGCAGTGCGCCCCAAAGTTCCAATGTTCCAATGGCCTTCGCGGTAGTTGTAGACCACATAGGAGTCATTCTCATTGCTTGAGCTTGATGGGTAGAACCACCAGACTTCGCCATACTTTGAATTGTGGACAGCGTATACCTTTGACGCTTGGTTGTAGTTCATGTTGCTGAACACATAGTCCGAGACATCGCAAGGCATTGGCTTGACATATCCGTCAAACATCCAGAAACCTGATCGAGACATCCACATGGCGGCAGAGTCGATGGCGGCCACCGACTGAGATGAAATCACCCCACAGCCTGCGCCAACACGCTCAAACTGATAAACATAAGGCAGGCCGACATAGGTCGCGGTGTGGACATCGACATCAGTAAACAGCAGATTGATGCCCCTGACGCGCTTTCCGCACTTCAATGAGCCAACCGTATTCAACTCAAAGTCACCTGCCTGATTGGTGGCAGCAGCCGTCCAGACAGTGTTGTTTTCCTGATCTGACCACTTAACCAGACGCGGATTGCTGGACGCGCCCAAGGCAAACAAGAAACGCTCGGCGGTGGAGAGCACAGCCGCGCAACCGGTTGGCGCGTTGGTGATGGCCACCGCCAAGGTTGGCGTTGCAAAGCCCAACTGCCACTCGTAGAGCTTGCCGTCAGCATCGGAACAGGCAACCAGATACTCGCCCCAAGTGTCCAGACTCCATGTGGTGGCAGGCGCAACAGCACCGGCATCGGGACGCGCCACGCCATAGGCAAATGAGCCGTAAGTGTTGTAGCCATAGCCTGTGCCGCTGACAGCATCGGCACGGCCAGATGCGATGCCTGATGGCGTGATCTCTTTGAGAACATTGTTCTCGTCCATGGCGTAGAGCTTGGACTGCGTGCCAGCGGCAATGTATCGAGCACCTGAGTTTGTCTTCCAAGTCAGGATGCCACGGCACTTGCCTGTCATGGCGCTGGCCGACTTCTTACGCCAACCGCCAATGGGACGCAAGGTGTTTTCAAACCAGCGTACAAGGTTTGCGTCATACCAGCGTCCGGCAGACTGATACTCAGTGCCGTTTCGGTAAACGCCAGGTGGGATTTTGAGTGGTATGAGTGCCATGGCTGAATTATGCTGTTTCTTGCGATAAATTGGACACGAATGACATGGTGGCGATGACAGATGGCACGGCTGGTCTGTCTGGCGTTGTGCTTGTTGCGTAATGTTCCATTGACACGCCAACATCTGATGGCCGCCACATGATCTCCACATAGTCATTGGTTGCCAGACTGACAAAGAAATTCAACGCAGCAATAAGGTGAGTTGGATCGCCAGATGACTTTCTTGGGCCAAGTCCAAATCTGCTGTTTGATTTGTCAATGTTTGTGCCATTCTTGCGAAACCAGACATCCACATCCTGCGTGTCATTGGTGGTGTTCTTGAATTGAATGCTGAATTGCAAGTTGTAAATTCCATCCTGAGACACATTAAGTCTTGACGAATTCGACAAGGTAATGCCATTGCTGAAGTCAGTGGTGTCAAATGTGACGGCATAGGCCGTTGTCGTGTTGGCCGCCGTTTGATCAGTTGAATCCTGAAACGCACCATAAGGCGCGTTCAGCCACTTGCCACCGCGCGGTCCAAACAATGCCGATAACAGGTTGGTCAGTTTGATGAAGTAGGCATTTAAAGCGCCAAATGATTGGCCAAAAAACCTCTCGTCATATTTATCACTTGGCGCACCAAGGTTTGGTGGCGCTGGTGTCGTGATCTGCTGATCGAGGTTTGTGGCCATGGATTACGCCACCAAGCCTGGCAAGTAAGTCGTTTTTCCGGCAACCTTGGTGGCGGTCAACTCTTGCTTTTTCAAATTGTTCGGGTCATAGCTGACATGAACCCAGCCGCTGTCGGGAATGCCTGGCGTGTAAAACTCCAAGATCAACTGCGTGTACTCAAGGTTGTCCATGATCCACTGCGCGAGGTCAGCGTTGGGCACGCCAGGTATCTCAATGTCTGCCGCCATGCCTTTGCAATGGTCGCTGGTCTTAGAGCCGCCAACCGCCGCATTTGACTCTGGTGAACGGTACGCAGAGTTTACCTTCACGCCCTTGCCGTAATGGTCACGCACTGGCTGCAACACCTTCTCGCACAGCAGACGCAGATTCTCGGTGGCCTCTGCATCAGGCGTGTTGTCAAAGCCCATACGCAGGGCAGTTTCCGATTTGCTTAATTCATGCAGGCTGAAGTTGGCTGTCAGATTCATTTCATGTTCCTCAAGGTTTCGTAGGTTTCAATGCAGGCGTTGAGCTTTCTGATGGCGGCATCTCCTTCGGCGGTGATGGCGATAAGAGCATCAGCAGTCTGTCGGTCAAGTTCGGCTGATGTTGTTCCGCTGTCACTTCCGCTGGCAGGGGTGGCATCACTGGTGGCTGATACGGCTGGGCAGGCTGGCGCTTTGACAGGAATCCGCAGGCTGAAAGTGCCAGCGTTAAGATCAGCACGCAACTTGTTTTCTTTAGCTTTTGCAGCATTGTTCGCCTTTCGTAATGTCTCACCATAAGTT